CGATGATTTTCTATCTGATTGTGTTATAAGGGTTTCGTCAAATGCGTTAACGACTACAGCGCGCCAGAGCTTTTGTTCTGGATCGATTGACTTATCGAGCACTGAGCGTGCAAATTTTAATCCTATAGTTTTTAATAATGTTGGTGCTACCATTAGTGAAAGTAATTTTTTGCTATTTCATTTAGCACTTTTTTATACTTTCGCAACAATGTTTTTGATGGGTTTTCTTCAGCTAGATGAATCATATACTCTTGATATAGTCTATCGAACAGAAAAATTCTATCTTCAAAGTCCATATCTTTAAGATTTACTATCAATTGTAATTCTTCTTCGACTTCGTATACTTTATAAAGCTGGGTTTTTTTTGACATATACATAGTTTAAACAACTCTATTCCTTTTTACTACCTTCTATGACTGTAAATTTTTTATAATCAGTGTGCTCGCATTCTAAATGCGCGACTTCTTTAAATATTTCAAGGGTTTGTTCTTTAGATATATCACCCAGCTTTAGATCATAAATCAAGCTGAAAGCTTCGACATAATTCTTATGACTTAATTTAAACGACAATAAATTAAGTAATTTCGTAAGTTTTTCTTTTTTATCAAGCATGGTATCTCCAATTATTAATCACCTTGATCCTTGATCCGTGATTGTTGGTACTTGATATTTTTACTTTTAAACGTTGGTAACTGACTATCGCAGTTAGGACACACGAACCTAAGGTTCTCGAGCCTATGATCATTTTTTACACCATTTATATGATCGAGTACAAGCACTAATTTTTTTTCTTTCCAATCGCCTTTGTTTTTACAAAAGGCACAAACGTAATCGAGAAGCTTGTCTTTAAGAATACGTGCTTTGAGTCGTGCTCGATTCGTATATGATGAATCTTTAACAAATAAAGCTTTAGCAGAAATGCTAGTGTATTGATTAGCCATACTCTCTCCCTTTCACTTATAGGATAAGGGTTTGAGGTTCGTGTGTCTAGGTCAGTGTCTTTTGATTTTTTTAAATACGATGCTGCAATATGGACACATTACTTTGTCAACCCCCTCGAGTGATAAATAAATAAGAGGATGACCTCCAGAGTCTTCACCCCTGCAACACACTGTTGTTTCGTTAAAGACTTGGATTGTTTTCATAATTAAACACCACACATACCTTCGTCACATATAGAATTAAAATTATCAAACAGGTCTAATTGACCATCATCCTCCATGGCCTTTTCAAGGGGTTGACAACTTCTATGTAAAAACAATTCATCTTTAAATTTATTTTTAATTTTATATTTTTCTTGATCACGAATTTTATTGTCCATATCAACGGCTTTTTTAAATAACTCTGGATCATCTTTTTTTATTTCTTTCCATGAGGCTTGACTGTGAAAAGGGCAAAAGTAACAAGCAGATTTAGTAGGCATAGGATAATTGTTGTCTCTCATCCAAGCTATACAATCCTGTCTTGACATCTCTAAATCGTTAATCAGTGGATATTGATTTTCAATATATCTAAGTTTATTCATTCTCATTCGTCTTAATTCATCTGTTGAAATGCCTAACAACATTTCTACTTTCGTATCGAGACTAACTCTTTGTCCTTTACTATACCCTAACAATTCACGGATTTTTTTTACGACAGGTTTTATTTTATAGTCTGCGGTGCATTGTCGCATAAGCATTCCTCGTTTGCCACTATCTATATCTTTTGTATGAAAAGGAATGGTAAAAGCTTGGAAATTGCCCTCACTTGCATCTAACACATCCTTTTCTAAGTTTCTGTAACTAACAATATATACAGGAAAAGACACAGTTTTTTTTATAAACTCTAACCACTCATATACTTTTGGGGGTTCTGCCATGGTATCAGCAAAAATAGCACAATCTACCATAGGTACTTGACCTTTATGTATCATAAGGGCAAGAGTGCTGGATTGCACTCCAGCACCTAATGACAATAAGCGAAGATGTGGTTTGTTATTCATTTTTGTTTAAGTTGTTGTAACTTAAGCATAGTATAACCATAATGACTTTGCAAACGTTTGGCGGCATAACCTGGTGTTTTAATGCATTGGATTAAAATTTCTTTTTCATTCATAATGTTTTCCTGAATGACCTGATCCGCCACATGCATTACACACGTAAGTTGTGTCAATATCCTTATCAGCTAGTTTGTGAGATTTTGTAAAGCCATTACCAAGGCACTCTTCACAAATTTCGTAAACTACTATTTTTTCTTTAATCATTCTTTTTCTTTCGTCACACATTCTTGTTTATATTTTGTATACCCACCTGGTAAAGTCAACGCGGGATTTTTAGGGTCTGCTTTTGACCAACCTTTATCAACCCAGACACAAGTATATTGTCGCTCATTGTTTTTTTTCTGCACAAAAAAATCAGCATTACTCCATGTGTATAAATTAAAAACTAGTCCTATGATTAATGTTTCCATCGTTACTCCTTATCTTTTACTTGATCCCATTTGTTAAGCCTATATTTTTTAAACCAAGTGACAGGATCGTTACACTTGGCGGCCTTTATTTTTTTATTAGAATTCTTTGTTTGAAAGTCTTCTACTATTCTAAAAGTTGCTGATTCGCATGTGTTGTGTGTGAAACTAGAATAATGTTGCATATGTAATTTATTATTATATTCAAACCATAATAAATGATTATAATACTGATGATTTAGACCCATTAAGATACGTGTTTAAGATAAAA